TTTTTTATGTTTAAACGATCCCATAATTTAATTTACTTATAATATATTCTTTTACAAATGAACTTCTTACAATATCATCTTGCTCAAATTCTATACCACTCATACCTTTCATCTTTTTTATCACTTGCATAAACTTTCTCAATCCACTTCTATCTTCTTCTTTTTGTAAATCACTTTGTCTAAAGTCTCCACAAAATATTATTCTACAATTCTTTCCAAGTCTTGTTATTATAGTATCTAATTCATGGAATGTCATATTTTGACATTCATCTACTAATACTACATTATTTTCGATTGTAGTTCCACGAATAAATGAAGTACTTGTAAATTTTATTTTATCTTTTAACTTTAACAATTCGTATGCATCTCCTCTTCCAAATAATTCATTACATATACTAAAATAAGGTCCTTCATATACTTTACTTTTCTGAGCTTGGTTTCCTGGTAGGAAGCCCATGTCTCTTGTTGGTACTACACTTCTGATTATCGTTAACCTGTTGTACTCTTGATCCATGATAGCCTTCAAAGCTAGACCAATCGATAGAAATGTTTTTCCTGTTCCTGCTACTCCATGACATAATAAATTTTGACCCTTGTTAAACTCATTACATACTCTTACTTGATTCTTTGTTTTTGGAACTACTGGTTTTAGTTGTAATGAATGATTGTTTTGATTGTGTAACTTTGCTTGCTTCTTTAATAATTTTCTTTCTCTTCTTGATAATTGATTGTGAAATGATTGACTATACGCGAGTACGGGTTGTTGCATTTTTAATCCTTTTCCTATGTTTGTTGATTGCTTGTTGTGTTTTGACTTGCTTGCCGGTTCTTCGCTTATGACGTTGTGCAAGAGTGCTCGTAGGATGAGCTTCTGATATCTTGCTTAGGACTTCTTTGAAGCCGTCGTCAGTTCGAATACCGCCAACTCCACCAACAATGTTAGGAGCAGTAGGAACTTGTATCACTTCAGGATTATCTTTTAGGTATTGTTCTCTCTCAGACATTGAGAGAAACTCTTCATAGGTTTTGTTTGTTTTAGTGTTCTTAAAAATATATATCGGCATTAACTAGCTATATTTTCCTGCGCTACCTTCATCTCCGGATCAAATTTATCATAATACATTCCGGTCACATTGTTACTGTTAATAGTATGTATTTTTCTTTGACTTCGAGGAAGCACAAATTTAAAGTTTATATTAATATTTTTTTGAGCTATAAATTCCATATATCTACATCTATTGATATTATCAGAATAACTTGCTCTTGTTTCTGGACCATATCCATTTGTACCATCATATAAATTATCTACACTATATGCTGCATCATCTATGATAAAATCAAAACCAAAACAATATAGATTAGTGAACCCTTTTTTGATAGCTTCTATCATTGCATTTATTCCTGCACATGATCTTACAAAACCACCACTATGTTCTCTTGCTTCAAACTGTTCTGCAAAAGGAGGTATAATAATTCTGTTAGATGGAAAGTTACTTTTTTGTATTTCTTCTGTTATAATTGGATCTATAGCTATAAGATAATCAGGTAATGAGAAGTCAGGATAATCTCTATAGATTGCATTACAACCAAATGTACAACCTTGACCTATAAGTCTTTTTAGATTGAAATCTTTTCTGCTTGGTCCATTACCAATAATAAATGCAGGTTCATTTTCAAAGTTCTTCATTAGTCCACATATTAATATCAGTCCAGTAATCAATAACTATACAGTCTAATATTTTTTTCTTAGCTTCATCTAACGATCTAGCTATAACTTCAGCAGTACCATAGTTATGTTCAAATGTCCAATGTATATCAGGACTTTGTCCTTCCATACTTATCTCATCTGGTATAATAAAATTTAGTATCCATTTTTTATTCTTGGGAAAGTTAATCACATTACTCATTAGAACTCCTTTTTGATTTGACATTGACATTCTGGATCCCATCCAAACTTAACAGACGAACAACTAGTCACCACTAATAATATTGCGACTCCCAAAAGGATCATTATATTTGTTAAAATACCTTTCATTCTTTTCATCTGTAAACTCCCATGCTACAATTAATAATAAAAAAATCAATACAACAAATAATGCATATAAACTATACCAAACCAACTTGTTTAACATTAGCCTGTGATGTATAAAATAACAAACATTGCTAATAAAAATAAAGCTGCTACTCTACCCTTATCCATTGTTAACTCCAATCAGTAAAAAAATTATCCATACTAAAAGTACTAATATTGCAACTTGAGCATAAACCAAATAATTCCACATCACTTAAAGTTACCTGCTATATCTGGAAATGCTTTTTTGGCCACATGACGAGTTATTCCTGGAAAAGGCATCTCTCCATGTCTGATAGCTAGAATAAGTTTAGCATCTTCACAATCTAAAGACTCTAACCATTCAATAAAATTCATTTCTCTTTTAGTTCTACTCATACTATCATACCCACCGTTCTTAACATATATCCTTAATTTGTTATAACTTGCTTTGAGTACGTTTTGTAAATCTTGTTCTGGTGTTGATGCTTTGTAAGGTGGATCGGTTTCAGGTATTAACCATTTAACTTCCTTTGCATATGTAAAATATATAACAGCTTTGAGTGCTTTTGACTCGTTGTCTTTTAGATATTTGACTCTTTCTGCTACATCTTTAAATGATCCGGCCTTTTTCAACACTTCTGCTACGCTGAGGTTCATTAAAAATCTCCTATATGTTCAATTAAGTTGCGTAATTTATTTTGAATAAAGTAATTCAATAGCTTATCACGTTGATTATACTCGTATGTATCGTATTGGTCAACAATTTTTTGCTTGATATCTTGTGGAGTATGTGATAAATCCACTAATTGTTGGTTTCTTTTCCAACCTCTCATCATTTTTTCGTTACAAAACTCGGTTGGATCCAAATTTGTCCATGCTTCTAGCTTAGTTTTTAGTATTTTTTTGCTTCTTTTGTCGGTAACATACGTATCATCATCAGATAAAAAGTTAGGAATGCCGTCTCCGCGGTCACCTTTCATGATATGTTCCTTCAAATATTGGTAAGGACTGCTACTTTGTAGTAATTTTTTCTGAGTTGGTGAATATTGTTCAACACTATAGTACTTTTGAAGCTGTAAAAAGTCTTTATCTGAAGAAACTATCATAATTTTTTCATTACGATAGTAATTTTTTGCTAAAACTCCAATAATATCGTCAGCTTCAGCTTGGTCAACACTTATTACAGCATATGGAAACTTAGATTTTAGATCTTGTGTGATTGAATTTATAACTTCAAAGATACCGTTCCAGTCAATATCATCTTTAGCACGAGTACTTTTTCTGTTTGCTTTATAAAATGGGAATATATCTTTACGCCATGATCGTTTACTATCACAACAAATAACTAAATCACCATATTGATTTCTAAACTTTCTTCTATAAAATAGTAATGTAGATAAAATCATATGCTTAACAAGCAAAGGTTCTATCTTTTTGAGTTGTTTTATCTCTTGAAGTATGTTTGCTATGCAAACTTGGTTTAAGTCAATAAGGATCATACCTTATTTTACATAGATATTATATTAAAGTCAACTAATAATTCTAATGTGTGTAATATTATTTCAATAATTAATAATGTAATGATTACTTTGATTGCTGGAATGTATGGCATTATATGTTATCCCTTAATAGTTTACCTTTAAATAATTTATTGCAATACTGACATCTTACATCACCACCTGTAAGATCCAAATATACTAATGGGTGTTTTTGCATTTCATCTGGACCACCGTCACATATTGCAGTATAGTTATCGTCTTCCATAATTATTCCTTGAATTTTGGTAACTTAGGTAATCTAACTCCTCTTCTTATCTTACCGTCTGCTCTTGCTTTAACATATCTATAGATATCATTTATATGAGGAGCAACATTTGGGTTCATACCAAATGCTGGCATAACATTTCCTGATTGTGCACCTTCTGCTTCACCTCTACCGTTTGCAATAACTTCAAACCAATCATAATAATCTAATCCGTTTTGTATTGATTGCATTAAGTTAGGTGCCCATGAACCACCCATTGCATCAGGACCGTGACACACATGACACTCTGCATGATATGCTCTCCAACCTTTATATGTTGCAAAGTCCATCCAACCATATTCTTCTCTTACTAAACTTTTGTCTTCTCTACATTGATCAAGCTGTTCATCAGTAACCATATCAACTGGTATCTCTTGACAATATATTTGTATAAGGTTTAATGGTTTATTCGTTGATGGATCTATTCT